AAAATGCAGCTTCTTACAGAAAGCAAAAACAAAGTAATTGCAGACGATTTACAAAGCATTGACGCTAATTGCTGCCGAATGTGTAAAAATGAGATTAAGCCATTTAATAAAATCTATTTCAAAAAGATTAATGAAAATACGGGGTTTTATTGGTTCAGGGCTTACGGCTACTTAAACAATTATTGTGAAAAATGCGCAAAAGCACAAAGCAATATTGAAAATGAAGTAAAGCCAGCTCCTAGACTATTAAAGACTTCTGAACGCTGGCTTTTAGGGGAAAAATACCCTACTAAAAAAATGGAATTCGAGGGGTTTACTTTAGAAAGTAATGACGCCTGGAAGAAAATAGAATAGTCATAAACTAAAGGAGTAAAAAAGCTATGACAGATTTAAACGACGTTGTATTAGTTGCAAGGCTAACTAGGGATTGCGAGTTCGGGTATATTTCAAACGGAACCGCAAAAGCCGTGCTATCAGTTGCAAGCAATCGCGCTAGAAAGGTGGGGGAAGAATGGCAAGAAGAAGTGAGCTATTTTGACGTTACAGTATGGGGAAAAACTGCCGAAAACTTAAAGCCTTACTTAACAAAAGGTAAGCAGCTTTTAATTCACGGTTTTTTAAAACAAGACCGCTGGGAGAAAGACGGAGAAAAAAGGAGCCGTGTTTCTATCGTTGCAGAGCAAATTCAATTAATGGGCGGAAAGCCTGATAGCAACGATCCTAACTATATTGTGGAAAAGGCTGCACCGGTTGAAGCTCAAAAACTTGCCGACGCCGTAGGCGGTGAAATATTTAGCGAAGATATACCGTTCTAAAAAAAAGGAGAATAAGAACTATGAACGAAATTACAGTAAAAGAAGCTAATAACAATACATTAGCACCTACAGAAGATTACAAAAAGATTGCAGCTCACTATCTTGAAAGTATGGGTATGCTTAAAAAGTTTACCAAAGAAGAACAAGGCCAGTTCATTGACGTTTGCGCCGCCTATGGCTTAAACCCTATCAAAAAAGAAGTTTATGGCATTAAATACGGCGACAAGTTTAATTTAATCATTGGTTACGAAAGTTACATTAAACGCGCCGAAAGAAGCGGCAGGCTTGACGGCTGGAATGTTGAAGTTGTAGGAAGCGGTGCAGATATGAAAGCCGTTCTTACAATCTACCGAAAAGACTTTAAGCAGCCTTTTAAACACGAAGTTTACTTAGAAGAATACACAACTAACCGCGATTTGTGGCTTAAAAAACCTAGAACAATGATTAAAAAAGTAGCTATTGCGCAAGGCTTTAGATTGTGTTTTTCTGAAGAATTAGGCGGTATGCCTTACACTAGCGAAGAATTAGGCGACCTTACAACAATGCCAGAGCAGGAAGAAAACAAGCCAGCAGAACCAAAAGCAGAGCCTAAACGCAGCTTCAAAAAAGAAAACGTTGAAAACGCCGAAGTAGTAAGCAATAAAAAGCCTACTCTTAAACTTTACACAGTAGAGCAGGCCGAAAAGTTAGGCGCAATTATGAACCGCACCTACTCAAACGGTGAAAGCATTTTTACCGAAGAAGAAAAAAACATTTACAAAAAGTTGCTTATAAACGGCGAATATGAAAACGCATTGAAAGGCGCTAACGAGATCCTTGAATTCAGACTTGACGACGCAGGCGAAAATTCTACATCTGGCATAGTTGCAGAGGTAGAAAAAGAAGCAGAAGCACAGTAAAATATTTTATAACAAAATGTTAAAGGGCGCGGGCAATTCTGCCCCGCCTTTTGAGTAGGGGGAAAAATGGAAAAAGAAAAACGGTTTGTTACGGCCGCCGCCGCCGTTCGTGAAGTAATCGCAACTATGGAAAAAGGCGAATTCTTTAATGGGTACGATTTAAGAAAATATTGTACAAGACTTGTACCAGGTTGTGCAAATATGTACGTTGAAACTTTTCTGAGAGAAATGCGTAAATGGTGCAAGGAAGATTACGAGCTTATAAGCAGACGTGAAAGCCTTTACAGAAAAGTAACTCCAAGCCGCAGGGCAAAAGAAAAAGCCAGCCTTATTAAACGTGTAAACAATGCCGTTCAGGGCTCTCTATTTGAGGGGGTTTTCTAATGGCAGAAAACAATTCGTTCGTGTTTTACAAGTCATTTTATAACGCTATGCAATACTTAGATAGCGACGAAAAAAGCGACTTTATAAAGCTAATTTGCGAACTTGCTTTTGAAGAAAAAGAGCCTGATTTAGACGACAATATTTATAGCCCTATGGTAAAAATAGCCTATACAATAGCAGCCGAACAGATAAAAGCCAGCCTTAAAAATAAGCAATTAGGCGCTTTAGGTGGCGCAAAAAAAGCCCTTAATAATTCTTCCAGGGGGGTAAATAGGGGGGTAAATAGGGGGGTAAATAGCCCCCTAGATACCAATGTAAATGATAATGTTAATGTTAAAGATAATGTTAAAGTAAATGTTAATGTTAATGAATGTGCGAATTCATTAGATACATCATCATTCATTTATTTTAATAATTTAAAATCATTTTTCATTGATGAAGCAGGCTTTAATTTTTCTGACAAAGTGCTTAATTTAATCATAGAAAAAGCGGGAGAATTCGAAGATCCCGAAAGCGCCATTAAATCACGCTTAAACTACTTAAATAAAAAATATGCCGATAAAAGCATTGATGAAAAACAAGGGCTTTTCTACTCTTCTTTAAGCTGGGACATAACAGACGAAGAAACAACGGAAGAACCAAAAGAAAAGAAAACTAAAAAGCAGAACCTAGAGATTTACAAAACCGCGCCTAAAGTATGTACAAAGTGCGGCGGCAAAGTAATTAAATGGGCTGGAGTTCCTAACGCGGTAATTTGCAAAAACTGTAATACTTATTGGGAACTTGACGACGGGGGCGGTAATGTTTGGAAGTGTAGCAAAGAATAGCTATAATGAACCTATGCTATTTTCAGTTGACGAATTAAACAAGTGCGACACCCTGCACCCGTTACCAGAATTAAAGTATTTTGCAGAACCTAAAAACGATAACGAAAAACTATTTAATCTGCAAAAGAAATATTATGACGCCAGGAACAAAGGCGACGAAAAAAGCGCTAATGCTCTTTTCTGGGATATGTGGCTTTTATCGGGAAAGGTTGCCGAACGCATAATTAGAAAAATTGTAGCGGCTAGGGGGCTTGAATTTTGCGACGACGAAGTACAAGACAAAGTTAGTGAAACTTGCCTTTATTTATTGCGCCGGTTTAATACACGCATTAATTACGCCGTTACAACTAATTGGATCGTTGCAATAAAAGATAGCGTAAGGCACGCTTTAGACTATCAGACAGAGTTAGAAAAAAATACTGATGTTATGGGCGACTTTACACTAATTAAAAACGGCAATATAAAAGCCATAAGCGGAAGAAGAATAAAAACGGGAGAATAACAGAAAAAATGAAAGTTGATGAAATTACAAAACGTATGAAACTAAATTATATTGCTCTTGCTGGGGCGGTAATCGACAAAGCGATAGCAGATACTAAACTTAAAGTAACACGTAGCAGCTATAGTACTAAGGCTGGCAATTCTTACTTAATACGAACCGCAAAGTATTTTCTTAATAATTTTGATGAGAGTATATGGGCGGAAATAATCGCGCCTTATATGACACCTGAAAAGCGGGAAATTATGCGCAAGGCGGCACAATATGAAAAATCTGACAAATGATTTTTACATAGTGTATAGCCTTGATTTATACGGCCTACCCGTTGCATATTGCGAGGACCTGAAAGAATTAGGGCGGTTTTTTAATACAAAAACTGTTACAATGACTTCCAGTTTAAGCAAAAGAAAAACGGAAGCCCGATATAAAAATTGTGCTTTTGTAGGTACAAATGGCGAAAAACTTGCTATTGCAAGGTGGCACGAAAACACGAAAACTAATAAACTAGAACTAGTGTTTTTGTATGGGGAAAAACTAGAGGAAGAAGAAATATGACAGAGGGAGAAATTATATTAAACTTTGGGACTAATCTAAATAAAAAAATGCACGAATTCAGGGGGGGGGCTTACTGTTATGCAGCTTGTAAAACGTTCGGGAATAGCAAAAAGAAATATATACCGCTATTTAGCTTTTGAAACCTTGCCGACAACTAGACAATTAGCAAAATTATGTACGGCATTATGTTGCGACGCTGGGGAGTTATACGGGAGTGTAAAACAATGACCGACATTCAGATAGCAGAACTAGAAAGATACTTTAGGCCTATTTATTACGTTGAGTTTGAAGAAACGCCAGAGGGTGAACTCTTTTCTAAAACCTACCGAATAGGCTTTTACCAGGAACGCGGCTATAACAAAAAAGAAGCTATAGCGGTTTATAATAAAAACCCTTGCGCAAAAAAAGTGATAGAAAAATCAATGCGCACGGGTAAAGAAAAAATAATAATGAGCAGATAATAACGACTTTTTAATATAGGGGTTGTTATTATTGCCCTTTTTTCACAAGGAATTTTCAAGTATGGCATATAAGAGAAAAACAAAAGACGGCGTAAGGGGTAGACCTAGTAAACTAACACAAGCTAATATAGAACTAGCAATAAAACTTAGGGATAAAGGCTTTTCTATTCTTGAAATTGCCGAAGCCTTAGGAATTGACGAAAGTACTTTATATTTTAAGGGGACAGAATGGGAGGAACTTAGAAAAAAATTAAACGCAATTAAGGCAAAGCAGGAAGCCGAAAAGATTAACAAAGTAAGTGCAGCACTTTATGACCGAGCCGTAGGGCAAAAGATTAAAATTAAAAAAGAAGTTGTTACTAAGGCGGGCGAAGTTGTAGAGCTTACAGAAGTAAGAGAGATACCGGGCGACGTGAAAGCGCAGGAATTTTTCTTAATTAATCGTGATCCGCGGAACTGGAAAGCGCAGCCAGAAGAAAACACAAAAGTTGACGGTTCGGGCGGAGTTATTAAAATTAAGTTTGAAGATTAACACAAACAAAAAGAGAGGTTATAAAATGCGAAGTTGTAACAGTTATCAAGACATTAAAAGCCCTGATGAACTCGAAGAAGAAAGCCGTTATGAAAGCATATTATCTAGTTTGCTGGAAGAATACGACGCCGACGAGGGCGACTTTAGAGCGTATAAAAATTGGTGTATAAAAAGGGCTAGGGAATTAGCAAAGGAAAGGGAGGAAGAAAATGACTAGCGATTTACTTGAAGAAAATCAAGATTTAAGAAAACAGATTGCAGAACTTGAAAAGGAAAATGCAGAACTGAAAAGAGATAAAGAAGATTTAATTTTTATCAGAAATCAAAACGCAAAATGTATGTGTGAAGATAAAGAGCAACTCACCAAAGCAAAAGAAATTATTAGAGAGTTAGTACGAGTAGAATATGCTGATTTTACAAATGGTGATTATTCTAATGAATTATCTAAAGTGCTTGAACAAGCAGAGCAATTCTTAAAAGATAACGAGGTGAAGGAATGACAGAATTAAAGTTTTTTCCTATTTCAGAGTGGCATATAACAAACTGTAAAAGTGAAATAGATAATAGAATTGTTTGTGTTATCGCTTGGAAAGAAATTGTATTGCTTAAGGAGAGTGAATAAATGATTGATATAACTACTGCATATATTCTTAAAACGTGGGGCTTTTTTATTTTTGCCCTTTTCATAGTTGGCGAACTTCTAGTATTGCTTATTGATTTAGTGTTTGGAATGTTTGAAAATAAAAAGAAAGGTAAAAAGAAATGCAATTAGAATTTGATTTTGGCGAGCAATACAAAGTTGTTTGCGTTTCTGATTATTGCGTTTTTATCGTTGCTATCGGAACAAAAGAATTTTGCGAAACTTACATAAAACAAAATTCAAATGAGAATTGCTTCCCTTTAGAACTAAGGGAAAGTTATTAATAACAAGTTTAAAAAAGCCCCGAATTTAATCAGGGCTTGTAAAAGTTATATTTTACGTGGGAGAAATAAAAAACAATGATGAACAAAATTGACGTAAAAATTAAATTACTAAACGGCGGTAAAATGCCAGAACTTAAAACAGAGGGCGCCGCTTGTTTTGACTGTTACGCAAATGAAGCCGCATTAATTAAGCCAGCCGAAACAAAATTAATAAAATTAGGTTTTGCGGTAGAGGTTCCACTAGCCTATTATTTAGAAGTTCGCGGCCGAAGTGGTTTAAGCTGCAAGGGTATTTTAGTTCAGACCGGCACAGTAGATAGCGACTATAGGGGCGAAGTAGGTGCAATCGTTTCTAATCTGGGTAAAGAGAACTTTACAGTAGACCAATACGACAGAATAGCACAAATGCAGATTAAACCCATTATTAATACTAACTTCATACAAGTTGATGAACTTAGCGAAACAAAGCGAGGATCTAATGGGTTCGGTTCCACGGGGGTTTAAGTTATGGCAGAAGAAAATAAAAGTTGTTTAAATTGCGGTTTTGTAAATTGCGGAAATTATAAGAAAACCCGCGTTGACTGTTGCGGCCGTTATATTTCACAAGAGAAAAGAATTAGCACCCTTGAAACAATGGAAGAAGTCTACCTTAACCATATTGACGAGCTGGAAACTAAAAACAAGGGTTTAACCGAAGAAGTAAGGCTCTTAAAAGAGCAGAACGCCAGCAACGAGCAGACTTTAAACAAAGTAGGCGACATTATTACTAGGCTTAATTCTTTACTCTAACTTTATTGTTACGACTGTAATAATTATCTTTTTAGGGCTTTTTTCTGCCGTTGACAGATTAAGCCCTTTTTTATTACTTAAAAATGCCCCTAATTCGCGCTACAAGGGGGTAAAATCGGGGGTATTTAGCAAAAAAGGTAAAATTATACCAACTACCCTAAAATAATGCGTTTTAAGGGGTATTTTAAGCGAATTACAGAAAATCACGAAAACGTGATTTTTTATAATATAAAAAGGGGTACACAATGAGAATAAGCTCTTACGATATGCCAGAAGATTTATTTATTTGTGTAGCCGAGATCCCGCACCGCTGCACACTTGCGCAGGATAAGACCGACAAAGCCGTAATTGAAAAGGTTTTTATTCCAAGACACCAAGAGCAATTATATAAAGCACTTAGGCCAGAGCCTACATTGTTTGATGATATGTATTAAAATGACTTTATTAATAACGTAAAAGTATTTTATATCTTTTTCTGTAAACCTCTCCATTAGCGCCTTAACTCCTCCCGTTAGGGCGCTTTTCTTTTAACATAAGGGGGCAATTTTGGAATTCAAAAGTTCTAACCTATGGGCTAAAAAGTTCAACTCATTAATCAAAGATATTTTAAGCCATAAGTATACAGAGTACGTGTTGCCAGGTGGCCGCGGTTCCACTAAAAGTAGTGTATTAAGTTTGATATACATAATTCTTTTGATAAACAATCCCGAATATAACGGGCTTATTGGTAGAAAAGTAAGTAATACTTTAAGAGATAGTGTTTACAATCAAATAAAATGGGCGGTTGAAAAGCTGGGGCTAGAACAGTTTTTTAATTTTACTCTTGCGCCTTTACAAGCGACCTATACACCAACGGGGCAGACAATATATTTTAGGGGCGCTGATGATCCATTAAAAATTAAATCTATCAAGACTACTAACGGCTATATTGCATTGTTATGGCTGGAAGAACTTGCCGAGTTTACTTATAACGACCTAGAAACTATTAAACTCTCCTCTATGCGTGGCGGTTCCGTTTATTACAACTTCTATTCTTACAATCCGCCAAGTTCGGCTAGAAACTGGGTAAACACTGAAATGAGAAAGCCAAGAGCCGACCGCCTTGTATTTGATAGTTGTTACTTAGATATTCCGCCGGAGTGGTTAGGCGACGCTTTTATTTTTGAAGCAGAAGAAATGAAAAAAAATAACCCTAGAGCCTATGAGAATATTTTCTTAGGTAAGCCGACGGGCACGGGTTCAAACGTATTTGAAAATATAGAGCTTAGGGAAATTACAGAAGAAGAACTAGACGCTTTAGAGTGGCATTATTACGGCCTTGATTTTGGTTACTTCCCTGACCCTTTACGATTTTGCGCTATGGCTTACGATATGCAAGATAAGACACTTTATATTTATGATGAATTATCATTACTTAAACACGGCAACTATGAAGCCTGCCAAAAGTTACAGAAACACTTAGAAGAAACAAACATAGATTTTAATGTTAGAATAACGGCAGATAGCGCAGAGCCTAAAAGTGTAGCAGATTTTAGGCAATATGGCTTTAATTGTCGCGGCGCAATAAAAGGCCGTGGCTCTTTAGAAGCTGGCTTTAAGTGGCTGCAAAGTTTGAAGAAAATTGTAATTGATCCTAAACGCGCACCAAAGACCGCCGACGAATTCAGCTTATACGAATATGAAATAGACAAGCGCACGGGGGAAATTATGACGGGCTATCCGCAAGGCCAAGCCGACCACAGTTTAGCCGCTTGTCGTTATGCGCTAGAGGAAGTATGGACTAAGCGGGGTAATTAATGACAAAGCATATTTTAATTATAGCGTTGTTTCTTACTGTATTTTTCTCTTGTTTTGAAATTATCGCTATTGCTTATCAAGGGCAGAAAATAAAGGAACTAGAAAGAAACATTTTGAAACTACACGAAACTAACGAAACTTTAAAGCAAGAGCAGGAAAAACAAGCGCGACTAATTGCGCAGGATTTATATATTTTTGCTAACGGTTTTGAAATGGGTAAATGACCTTTATTATACTTTCATAAAAACTAACCTGTTATCGCCGCGCGGCATAGGGGCGTTACTGATAGCGGATACCAGCCTAATTTTTCCGCCGTACTAAAGCTAACGTAAGCCGCGATTTTTATTTTAAAGGGTATATATGAAAATCTATTTAAGCGGTGCAATTAGCAATAATGCCAATTATAAAAAACAATTCTCTAAAGCAGAAAAACGCCTTACCAAAAAAGGCTATAAAGTTTTTAATCCCGTATGCTTACCCGTTATATTTTGCTATTGGGAATTTATGAAAATAGATTTATCGGCCTTAGAATGTTGCGACGCTATTTATATGCTTAAAGGGTGGCAGAATTCCCGCGGTGCAAAAATAGAACTTGCAAGGGCTAGAGAACTTAAATTACAAATAATGTTTGAGTAAAAAAATAACTTTTTAATTATTATGAATATCTTTAAGCAAATAGGGGCTTTTTTTATGAGCTTATTTTTTAAGTATAATTTAGAAAGTGTAACGGGAATTAAAACTAGCGTTAGTTCTCTTATGGTGAATAAAATTGACTTATGGAATTTGATTTTACAAGGCCGTGCACCCTGGAACAACGAAGCCGCACCTAGCGGAATTGTAAACGCTACAGTAGGCCAGATAGCAAACGCCGTAAGCGAAGAGGTAGACGTATTTAGCGATAACGAAAAATTAAACGAAGTAATGCACAAGCTAAACGAGAATTCAAAAGAGCTGGTGCAATATATGATTGCTCTAGGCAGTTGCGTAGTAAGGCCCGTTTATAAAAATGGCCGTTTGCAATATGAAATAGTAAGGCTGGGTAATTATATTCCAACTTCTTACGACCTTGACGGCACGCTTTTAGGTTGTGTAATCACTAAGAAAATTGATGAGGGCGACAAAGAGTTTTTATTACTTGAACGCCATAACTACAGAAATAAAACTCATTCCGTAACAATGGAGTTGTACAGAATTAAAAACGGCTCTTTAGCAAAAACAACTTTAGACGCCTGCACCGTTACGGCAGGACTTACCGCCGCTTATAGCTGGGATAACGTAGAAAAGCCTTTTATTGTCGAATTCCGCAACAGAGAACCTAATACTATTGACGGCTCTAACGTTCCTTGCGCATTATGGCAGACTACAGAAAACCTAATTGAAAACGTGGATAAACAATTTAGCCGCTTAAATTGGGAACAAGAGGGTGGCGAAATGGTAGTATTCGCCGACGAAGATTTATTTAAAAAACACCAAGTAAAGAAAGGCGAAAAGGTAACAAAGCAATTAAGCCCTACTCTTGAAAAACTTGTAGTAAAAATTAGCGGTAACGGAACAAGCGAAGAAAAGATACAGACACACGCGCCAGCGCTTAGAACTCAGGCACAAAAAGACGCCTTAAATGAAATGTTACGCCGTTGTGAGATTGCCTGGAATATAGGCAAGGGAACTTTAAGCGATTTAGGGGAAGTGTCGCAGACCGCTACACAGTACACCGGCGGAAAAAAGGCGCTTTATACTCTTGTCGATACAATCGAAAGCGAATTAGAGCAGAAGTATAAAGACCTTGCTTATATATTCGCCTATATGCTTAGCGCATACGAAAACGTGAAGTTTAATAACGATTTAGTGATAAAATATAACGATACCGCAAGAAAAGACCCAGAAGCAATTAGACGCGCTGCACTTGAAGAAGTAATGCAGGGAATTATAAGCCCTGCCGAATATCGCGAACGCATTTTTGGGGAAGATGAAGAAACCGCAAAGGCTAGGGTTCCAGAAGTAAACGCCGCCGGTTCTATGGGTGGATATTTTAATTTAGAGGGGTAATTAAAAAATGAGTGGTAAGAGTGCAAGAAAAATTAGACGGGTAATAGCCGACGCGTATAGTGAACAGATTGACGAAATAAACGCTAAAGCGGTATTTGAAGCCTTTAGGCATAAAATAAATACCTACCCTCTTAAAACTAGAATTAAGATTGCTTTTAACGTACTGATAAAGAAGTTCTAAGGGGGCTTAAAAATGTTAAATGCCCGCGACCTTGCCGCACTTAGCGACGATATATCAGAGCTTTACGCACAACTAGAATACGAGATTAAAAAAGATATGTTCCGCCGCTTAAACCGTATGCAGAAAGTAACCGACGCGACAATATACCAAGCGGAAATACTAAAAGAAGCTGGCGGCCTAAAATCTAATATTAACAAATTAGTTAAGACTTACGACAAAAAAGCGCAGAAACTTTTAAAAGAATTGTTTGAAGAAGCGTTGAAGAAAAGCGCAGAAAATGACTTAAAGTTCTTTTCTGCCGCTGGGCGTAAGTTATCAGGTGCACAAGCTCAAAAGACTAAAAGCGCAATACAACGCTTTATAAATGCCGACATAATTAATAAAACATTCTCCCAGCAACAAGACACTTTAGCAAAGATTGAAAGCGACCTAGTAAGAATGACGCTAACAGTAGCAGACGCCACCGAAACCGAGTTTGTAAAACAATGTAATATTGCTTATATGAAAATTAGTAGCGGGGCTTTTAATTTTGATAGCGCGTTTAAATCTGCCGTAAATGAGCAGGCAAAAAAAGCATACGCCGACGCCGCTATAGATTTAGCAGACAATGGCATAAAAACTGTATTATACGACTATAGCGGGAAAGCCAGACACTACACGATTGAAGCAGCTACTAAAATGAATATTATGACCGGTATTAACCAAACGGCTAGTATACAGACCTTAAACAATGCGCAGGAACTAGGCGCCGACCTTGTAGAAGTAGACGCGCATATAGGCGCTAGAAACAAAGAGCGCGAGGGTAGACCGTGGAGTAATCACGAAGCCTTACAAGGCCGTGTATATTGTCTTAATGGTGAACGAGATTATACCGACGGCGACGGCAACAGAAAGCACGCGCCTAATTTTTACGACACTTGCGGAATAGGTGAACCCGACGGTATTTGTGGTATAAATTGCCGACACTCTTTTTATCCGTACATTGAGGGTACGCCGTTGTTATACTCTAAAGGCGAGTTAGACGAATACAAAGACGAACGCGTAACGCTTGACGGGAAAAAAATAACGCCTTATGAAGCAGAGCAGGAACTTAGATTATGCGAAAGGGCAATAAGGCAATATAAAGCAGATGCGCAAGCCTTAGAGCTTACCAATAACACGCAAGACCCTAGATACAGAAGCGCAAGAGAAAGCCTTTACACCTGGCAACATAAAGCCGCGCATATAACCGAAGAAACGGGAATAAAGCGCAAATATATAAACGAGTATATAGGCACTACAACGGGAAAGCAGCCAACGGGCATAAAGCCTAAAGATTAACCTTATTTGTAAGGACTCCTTGACCTTAATCAAATATCTCTTAGTCTGGGGGCTTGCCGCTTGTACCCCGTGGCAAGCCCCTTTTATTTAACTCTTCTAAAAACGGGGGTATTAAATGACATACAATTTTTATTTATCAAACGAAACGCCAAGTAAAAAGAATTCACGAGTAACCAATACTAAAACGGGGCGTACATTTCCAAATAAAAGATATTACCAATGGCACGCCAGCGCACTAAAAGAACTTAAACCGCAGATTATTAAAGCAGGCATAAAAGAGCCGATTGCAGAGCCTATAGAACTTACACTTACTTTTATTCACGGCGATAAAAGACGGCGGGACAGTGATAACGGCACTAGTTCTATATGCGACCTGATGAAAGATAGCGGGCTTATCGTTGATGATAATTATAACATAATTCCCATTATTCACGTTTATAGCAGATATGAAAAAAACGCCGCGCGTTGTGAAATAATTATAAATGACCTTATAAACAAGAATTGATAAAAATTCTATTGCATTAGCTCTCTCTCCTACTTGCCCCGTGATTTTGGTTGAATTGCGGGGCATTTTCTTTTTTATGCACTTAAACACCGCTTAAAATATGCCCTAATTCGCTTAAAATAGGGGTTTTTAGAGCCTTTTTTACAAAAAACGATAAATTACACCACCGACACTAAAAAAGCCCCTTAAACGCAAGATTTAAGCGTTTTATGACCTTTTTAATTATTGGAGGTATAGCAAAATGAAAAACAAAATTATTGCTATTTTAGGCGCATTGTTATTCGTTGCCGCCGTTGTTGTGGGTAATTTTTGCGACTTTGCCGCAAATACTGCCGTAGAAATTGCTTTAGCCGCTTTTGCTCTTGTTAGCGTTATTATTAGTACTGTAAAGCAGCAGAAAGAAAAGGGCGTAGCTCTTTGGAAAACAATTTTAATTATTGTTTTAGTTTGTGTAGGTGCGACACTTGTCGCCATTGGTGGCGGAACTTCAAATATTTTTGAAGAGCTGGCAGGCTTAGTAGTTGCAATTATTGCGCTTATTATCGGGCTTGTTTCCAAGTCTACAAAGACAGAATAAAATAATTAAAAAATGACTTTTTTATAAAGCCTTGTAAGAAATTGCAGGGCTTTATCTTGTCTATTCCAAGACATAAAAACGGGAAAAACATTTTTAATCTAATCGTGAAAGCCGACCACGTTAAAAGGCGTAAAGGGGAAAAAATGAAAAGAGATTTTTTAAAAGAGCTGGGTATTGACGAAGAAGCCATTAATAAAATTATGGCAGAAAACGGAAAAGACATTAACAACGCCAAAGCAGACGTAGAAAAGATTAGCGCAGAAAACGAGCAGCTTAAAAAAGACCTGGAAACCGCTAACGCCACCTTAGACAAGGTGAAAGACTACGACAACGTTAAGGCAGATGTGGAAAAATACAAAGCCGATTTAGAAAAATCTAAAAGCGACTATGAAAACAAAATAGCCGCTATGGAATTAGCCGCTAAGGTAAAAGACTTTACGGGATCTAAAAAGTTCGTGAACGACCTTACCCGCGACGCTATCAACAAACAGTTAGCCGACGCCGTAAACGACGACGCAAACAAGGGCAAGAGCCTTGAAGAATTATTTAATGCTCTTACTGACGGAAAGGAAAATATTTTTGAAAACGAAAATAAACCTACACCGCCTAACGTTCCTAATATGGCAAATGATAAGCCAGGCGCAAACGACGACGACGCAGCTATTCGTAGAATTATGGGTTTACCACCCAAAAAGTAATTAAAAGGAGTTTTGCATTATGGCAAATTCAATTGCATTATTTCAGAAATATGTAGATAAACTTGATGAAGTTTACTCTATGGCTTCTCTTACTTCTGACCTTGACGAAGCAAGCGACGTAGTAAAATACGACGAAAAGACAAAAACATTCCAGATCCCAAAAATGAGCCTTGACGGAATGGCAGATTATAGCCGCGACGGTGGATACGTTGACGGCGGCGTTACTCTCTCTTATGAGCAGAAAGCTCCAGACTATGACCGTGGCCGCGCCTTTAATGTAGACGCTATGGATGACGACGAAACCGCAGGCGTAGCTTTTGGAATGCTTAGTTCAACATTTATTAAAACTAAGTCTACACCAGAACTCGACGCTTACCGCTTCAGTTCTTACGCTGCAAAAGCAGGCCTTACAACAACCGGCGCAGACCTTACAACCGGCGCCGCAGCTATTGCCGCTATTGCTACCGCTTTTGATACTATGACAGACAACGAAGTAAACGTAGAGGGTAGAATTCTTTACATTACACCAACATTGAACGGCTTAATTCGTGATATGGATACAACAAAATCACGTGAAGTTATGAGCCAGTTTGCAAAGATTGTAATTGTACCACAGACACGTTTCTACACCGCTATTGATTTACTCGACGGTTCAACATCTGGCGAAGAAGCAGGACACTACGCAAAAGCAACCGGCGCAAAAAATATCAACTTTATGATTATTGAACCAAGCGCAATTTTACAGAGTGTAAAACACCGCGTTTCTAAAGTAATCACACCTGCCGAAAATCAGAGCGCAGACGCTTATAAGTTCTTCTTTAGAGCTTATGGAATTGCCGACGTACTCGACAACAAGGCAAAAGGCGTATATTTACACAAGGCCGCTTAGTGCAGCTTAATTAAAAAAGGGCGGGCAAAATAAGAGCCCGCTTTTTTTGTAAGGTGGCAAAAAATGAAAAGAATAGGCGTTATATACGACGAACCTAAAAAAGCGGAGAAACCCGCAGAAACTACAAAGCCCGCAGACGATAAGCAAAAGGCAGAAAAGCCAGCGCAGACCAAAGCGGGCAAAAAATAAGCCTTAGGGGGAATTATGGCAGACTATACACAAGTAACTTATACATACTATACCGAAACTTTAGGCCGCGCCGTAGTTCCTAATGAGCAGGAATTCAACGCGCTTAAACTTCCTAATGTTCAGACAATGAAACATTATGAGGAAATCGGCGTAGTTGAAGAACTTGAAAGCAACGGAATAATAAGCGCCGTTTGTATGATGATAGAAGCAGAGTATAGCAACAATCAGTTGAAGCAGGGCGAAAGCCCTAGTTCTATTGCTTCTGAAAGTCTGGGCGGCCATAGTGTAAGTTATGGATCTAGCGCACTTAACAAACAAGTTGAACTTGACGCGCAGAGCCTAGACGCGCAGAAAATTGGCGCTATAAAATTATTCTGCCGGTTAAACATAGGGGTTTAAAGTATGGCAAATATATCTAAAAATATGTTATGCACTACCGCAACGGCTTACAAAATTACTAGCACCGACGAAGATAGAAACCCCGTATATTCTGACGGCGTAACGCTGACAAACATATACACAGTTTTTTACACGGCAGATAGTAACGGCTCTAACGGGAAAACCCCAGCAAGCGCCGCTACTTTATATTATGACGTTGAAAACTCTAGCCCGCTGGGTTATGAGTTTGAAAAAGGGCAAAGGGTAGTAATTAACGGCGAAAACTACACCGTTACAAAGATTGCGCCTTATTATAACGTTGACGGATTGCAGCACGTAGAGGTTGAACTAGTTTAATTATGTTAGTAAATACGAATGTTCAAGTGGATATAAAAGTTTCTCTAATAACTGAAGCGATAAAAAACGCGGCAACTTTAGCCGTTCCAATTTTGACTAATCAGGTATTAAAAGACAGTAATTATTATATTCCGTTTGATACGGGAAACTTGAAGAAAAGCGGTATTTTAAGCACAAAATTAAACGAGGGCGTTATAAAATGGCAGACACCATACGCACACGCACAATATTACGGCTTGCCTAATAAGAGCAAAGCCCGAAACCCTAATGCCTGCCAAAAGTGGTTTGAAGTTGCTAAAAGTAAAAATCTAAAAACCTGGGAGAAAATCGCAAATGACGAATTTGGTAAATACTTTAAATAATTACTTAAAGCAAAATATACCTAATCTGACAATCGAGAATGATTTATTTTCAAGTTCAGATACAGAGGGAGTTATTAGCGTACACGATCCCGCAACCAAGACCACGCAAGAATATATAGACGGCACAAGTGAAAGCCAAATTAACATTAGTTACACCGCACGTTTTAAGAATGCTTTAACTTCTCGTGAAATACTTACAAATATCTTAAACTTGCTAGACGGCTTAAAACTTGTAGATACTCAAGACGGGTTACGGCTTAAAGTAAAGGCCGTAGCTAATGTTCAGTTTATTGGAACTGATGAAAAAAATAACTCTTTTTATACTAGTAGCGTAAATGTTACTTATAACTCACTATAGGAGTAAAAAATTATGGTAGTATACAACATCGCAGACGGCGATAAACTCGAAAAAGTACACGTTGCTTTATTGTTTAACTCTGGAACTTCTACCGAGCCTAGCTGGGTGCAGCTCTGTAAAGCAACAGATAACACAATCACACTCAATGCAGAAACCGAGGATCTTGACTTCATTGTAGATAAAAACCCTACAACAATTATCAAGAGATACAAGCCAAGTATTAACAATCCTTTAACTTGTTACAAGGGTTTGCCTGATTATGAATACTTCTGGCCTAAATTCTACAATCTGCCAACCGGCGCAGACGCTAACGGCGAAATTCTTGTAGTATTTATGAATGATGAAACATCAGGCGCATTTAAAGCCTGGCGTTGCCCCGTTACTTTTGTACTCGACAACTTAAACCCAGTAGAAAGTTCATTAACAATGACAACACAGTTTAACGGCACTATTGTAAAAGGTACAGTAACCGTTACCGCTGGCGTTCCAACATTCACCGCCGCAGAAAGTACAAGTTCTGATACTACAGAAAATACCGACGGCGAATAATAGCGAATTAAAAAATGGATTTAATAAAAATCAAAATGCCCTCTAACATTGAAGTGGAGGGCGTTTTTTATGACATTTACACAGATTTTAGAACGTGGCTCAAATTCGATAGATTGCTAAAAAATGAAGAAAGCACCTATGCAGATTTTGACGCCTTTTATATTCTCGAAAAGCCAAAAGACAGAACGAAAGGCCTTGAAGCTCTTATAGAATTTTACAATCCGCCTTGTATATTGCCCCGTAAAATAGGCCGCGGAAGTTCTGAACCCGTTATTGATTATGAGCTTGACGGCGATTTAATCTATAGCGCATTTTATGAGCAATACAACATTGATTTAATGGCTACAGATAAACACGGCAAAGGTATATATATTCATTGGCACAAGTTTTTAGCATTATTAAACGGCCTACACGATACTAGACTAAATGAGATTATGAGTTATAGGGCTTATGATCCAAACGACAAGACCGACTACAAAAAGCAATATGAAATGTTAAAAAATGCCTGGCGCTTACCAATTCGAGAAAGCAAAAAAGACAAAGCCGCCAGAGAAAAGTTCAACTCTCTTTTTGAAACTCCCCAAAAATAAGGCCATAAATAACTTTAAATATAACTCTTATATCTTAAAGGATTTTTTCAAATGGACGACGGCAAAGTAGACGGCAAAGTAGTAATAAACACCAAAATGAACACACAAGGCGCAGAAAAAGGCGCTAAAGATTTAGTCAAAAGCCTTGGTAACCTTATTAAAATGGGCGGATCTTTAGGAGGCGTTCTTAGCGGCATTAATAAGGGCTTAAAGATTAGTACAAAAGTTATCAAAGAAACAACCGACGCACTTAATGCACAGATTAAAGCAGAAAAACAACTAGAAGTTGCTGCAAACGCAAACCCATATTTAGACAAAAAAAGCGTTCAGGAACTTAAAAATTATGCTTCACAATTACAAAGCATTAGTACAGTAGGCGACGAGCAGATATTACCTTTAATGTCGCAATTAGCCAGCGCAGGAAGAACGCAGGAAGAAATACAAAGTATTTTAAGCGCTGCCTTAGACGTAAGCGCTAGCGGTTTGATGTCGCTTGACGGCGCCGTAAAGCAATTAAATGCAACGTTTAGCGGTAATGTAGGCGAAATGGCGCACCAGATTACAGAGCTTAAAGACCTTACCGCCGAAGAACTGGAAAACGGAAAAGCCGTTGATATTATCGCGCAGAAATACAAAGGAATAGCCGAAGAAACCACCGCCGCAACGGGTTCTTTTGAACAAATGAAAAATGCGCAGGGTGATTTTAACGAAGCCGTAGGAAAAATCACAAAGCCTACTAGCGAATTATGGAATAAGTTCTGGAAAGGCTGGTACGAACGGGGAATTGAAAGCGTCGAGAAAATTAATAAATGGCTTGGTACAAATATCACGGGTAAAAACCTAGCCCAAGACCTAGAGCAAGAGTATAGCGAAGTTGTTAAGGCTGGCGGTACGGCGTGGGTTCGTTACATCCGTTATACTATGGAAAGTTTAACCGATGAAAATGTAGAAAACCTTGCCAACTACTACAACGGACAAAAAAAGCTTAATTCAGAACAACAAATTTTATTAGAGAAAATTGAAGCAGAAAAAACAAGACGCGAAGAAGTTTCAGCCTTACAGAAAAGAGCAGACGAAGCAAGCGCAAAAAGACGGGAAGAAGCAGCCAAGCGCGAAGAAGAATTAAACGCTAAAAAAACATTTATTCAGGAAAACGAAAGCGCATTAAATAAAGAATTAGACCGCATAAAACTAGAAGCAGAGCTTAAAGGCGAAGAAGCCGACGCGCAAGCCATGCTAAACGCCTATATTCAAAGCTATGTTGATTTAGTTACTAGTGGCGTGGCCGTTGACAGTAAATACCAGGAAAAGCGCCTTAAACAAGTGCAGGAATACGCCGAAAGCCTGAAAGAAGTTGAACTCGAAGAAAGTATACAAGCCTTTTTAAACCCAGAGGGCGAAAGTAAACTAAGCGAAACTATACAAGCGACTATTGACCAGCTTACCGAAGAAAGAAACGCACTAGACGAAAATAGCGAAGCGTGGAAAGCCTACACCGACAAAATAGCAAAATTAGAGGGCTTAAAAACTGATGTAATCGCAAAAGAGGAAGAAGCTGCAAAGCAGACCGCTATAGAAAACGCTGCCGCATTGGTTGAAAATATCGCTACTTACATAAACCAATTTAGCGACATTGTAAACTCAATAACTGATATTGCAAAAAGCAACAATGAAGCGCAGACCGACAACGCCTTAACAAGCCTTAGTGAGCAATACAATGACGGTTTAATAGACTATGAAACCTATTGTGAGAAAAAAGGCGAGATAAACAAAAAAGCAGCCTTAGAAGAATATAAAATTAATATGTGGGCGTGGAACGCCAGCCTTTTAACCGCCGCCGCAAATATTGCTACGGGCGTTGCAAGTTGTTTAGCAGAGCAGGGAATTCCAACGGCTCTAAAATATGTAAATATGGCTTTAGTTGCCGCTTCTGGCGCCGCACAAGTTGCCAGCATTATTGCTAATAAACCGCAACGGCCAAGTTTTTATACGGGTGGCGTTGTAGGTGGTATTAATGGCACTTCTTACGGGGCAGACAATACAACAATAAACGCACGTAAAGGCGAAATGATATTAAACGCTAACCAGCAATCTAAATTATGGAGTATGCTAAATAGTGGCTCTAGTGGTGGCGTTTCTTTGAACGTAGATGTAGTTAATAATATGGGCGATAGTGCCAATGTAAATACACAACTTACAAGCGACGGCCTAAGAGTAACTATTGACCGCATTGTAGAAAGTTCTCTACAAAAGGGCAGATATAACGCCAGCTTGCAGACCGCAGAAAACCAAAGAAAAGGAGTAAATTATTTATGATAATTAGCGAATGGCCGGAGGGCGTAAACGATAACTTTTTTAGCCTGAATTCAAAGCCTACAGAAAACACAGAAAATTCAAGTTTTTTAAGCGGCCGTGTAGTAGCGTGGCAGAAAAACACAAAGAAAACATTTACTCACTCTTGCAAGGTTATGTTAGATGTAGATAGCGAGATCCCGCTATTCTGGGCGTGGTTTAATGATACTTTAGGCCAGACGGCAGGCTCTTTTTATTGCTCTGCATTAGGTGAAAACCTTTACAGATTTAGCAGCGTACCTACTCCAGACGATACAGACCGCAATAAGACCGTTTTAAACTTAGAGATAGAGGAAGTATAAAAAATGACTGACGAGCAGATTTTTGAACGCCTTTTTAACGGCGGTAATTTTTCACTACCCTATTTGATAAAGTTTGAACATAGCGACGCTGGAACTATACGCCTTGTAAACAATAACGAAGATGTAACATTCAACAATGAAGTTTACAAGGCCTCTACCTTTGATTATACACCGCCAAGTTCAGACGGCACCGGCGGAAGCCTTAAAATAAGTTCACTTCCTGGAGAGAATGAATTATTTGAATTCGTAGAAAATGCAGACGACAATTATACTTTGTTAGTAGTAGGCTTATTGGTTGAAAATACACCGCAGGCCATAAGAGTTTATAAGCATTTTCACGGCGTTGCAACAGTAGACGAAAAAGGCAATATAGAATTCTCTTTAGATAGCGACGATAGGCTAGAAATGACATTCCCGCCTTATGTATTTGACACCGATAACAATAGGGGCAACGCTTAAAGCCTATGTTAGAATTTGATCCCGCAGGGCTTACAATAGCCGACTTAATAGGTATACCCTATAAAGACAAGGGGCGCAGCTTAAACGGGCTTGACTGTTACGGGCTATCTATTGCAGCCGTTTTAATTCTGACGGGAAAAACTCTTAAAGATGTAGTTTATGAAAACCACGCCGCAGACCTTAGCAACCTTTTAGCACCTACTCTAAACGTAAAAAAAACAACGGAAATAAAACGCGGTAACCTAATCGAGATGACTTTTAAAAATGAATTGCATATAGGCGTTATTATCAATAATCGGCAATTTATACATTCTACCTATGACGACGGGGTAAGGATAAACAACTTAAGAAATGCGCCTATTCTCAATATTTACGAGGTTCTATAAATGGGCTTAATTAATCTTTACGACACAATAAGCAACGAAAAAAAAGTAATTCAGGGTAACGGCAAGATAAAAGAGCTTTTACCTAATTACAATTTAGATAATTGCGAAATTATAAAAGCAGGGCAGAAACTTACCAAAGATTACGAAGTAAAGCAAGACGACGTTTTATTATTGCGTGTACTTCCAAAAGGAATGAGCGCATTATTAATAACTACTCTTGTAGTTACGGGCGTTGCTTTAGTAGCTGGCGCAACTTTAGGCGCCGTAATGTTAGTAAAGCAGAAAAAAAATAAAGAAGAAATGGAGAAAGCCC